ATAACCGTTACACAAGAAATTTGTATCATCCCATGTTAAATTAGCTGAACTACCAAACGACCCACCGTCATTAAATTGTATGTAGGTATCAGAACCAGAAGGAGTACCAGTAGGACCAGTTGGACCGTCAGGACCAGTCGGACCAGTGGGTCCAGTTCCACCAGCAGGACCGCTAGGTCCAGCAGGACCAGTAGAACCAGTTGGACCACTAGGCCCAGTAGGGCCAGAAGGTCCATTAGGTCCATCAGGACCATCAGGGCCAGTAGGTCCAGTAGAACCTGTTGGCCCAGAGGGACCAGTTGGACCAGTAGGACCAGTTGGACCAGTACCACTAGGGCCAGTTGGTCCTGTTGGACCTGTTGGACCTGTTGGACCTGTTGGACCACTTGGTCCAACTAGAGAAACGCCAGAAGGCCATGACCCAGTAGCTTTAGGACCAAAAATCTCGTTATCGCTTGTTTGGATATAGAAATCGCCGTCTACACCAGTAGGTCCAGAAGGATCTCCTGAACCATTCAAAACTGTTTTCCCAGCAGTTCCAGTTGGGCCTGTAGGCCCAGTCGGACCAGTCCCCCCTGAAGGTCCAGCAGGTCCAGTTGGACCAGTTGGACCAGTACCACCAGCGGGTCCAGTGGGACCAGCAGGACCAGTAGAACCAGTAGGACCGTTAGGACCGTCAGGACCGTCAGGACCAGTCGGACCAGTAGAACCTGTTGGACCACTTGGGCCAGAAGGACCGCTTGGCCCAGTAGGACCAGCGGGTCCAGTCGGACCCGCAGGTCCAGTACCACCACTAGGACCACTTGGGCCTGTAGATCCAGTATCACCTTTAGAAGCTAACGTCTGCCAATACGCTGATTCCGCTGGCGTATTCCCAGTCGTAGCTTGCCTAGCCACATAAGAAGAACCGTTATAGGTTACAACATCGCCAGCAGCGTAAGTAGTGCCACCTGCATATGTTCCTTCATAATCTGGACCATTAGCTATTGCTACCTGAACAATAGGATCTAATAGTTTGGTGTATTGAATATCTTTAGGCATTTAGTAATCCGCTGTAAATGTTAATGTAGCTACGTTTGCATCTGAAGGATCACCTTCAAATGCGCCGTACACTTCTGAATAGATAGGTGAACCTCCGTTTCCTGTGTTAGCCAACCAACCGCTAGACATGTCAGAAATCCAAAGGTACTTTGTGGCAGCAGCAGCACCCACGTTAGCATTCAACGCCAAAGCTTGAGTTGCGTTAAACGCCCAATCTTCAAGCGTAGCGAAAGTAATTGTTGCCATATTGGTAGTAGTTAGCAAAGTCTGTGCATTCCCACTAGCAAACGTTCCTCCATCACTACTGTAATAACCAACGTAGTAATTGTTCTCAGTTCCAGAACCATTACCAAATGGGTTAGTACCTGTAGAACCATCACGCTCTAACGTAAGCGTGACACTCGTTAAAGTGGTTCTACCTGTAGCAAGAACTTCAGTTATAGTATCGCCAGTAATATCACCAGTAGATGTCGCATCAGTGAAGTTCATTAAACCTATATGTGTCCCATACCCATAGTAGTTTCCTGCTCGCAGGTCATCGGCTCCTCGCCAACCTGTGCTGCGATACGAATTTGTGGCTGTAGCTTTGAATGAAACAGTCTTAGGATCAGACTTGTTCCACGCTGTTTCCCAAGAATCACCATCCCAATACTTAACAGCAGTAGGATTAGTCCACGCAGAACCGTTCCAATACTTAACGGCTGTACCGTCAGGTATAGATGTCCAAGCTGAACTGTTCCAATAATTAAGAGCCATTAAATATCAATCCAAATATCGCCTGTGCTAGTAGCAGTAGGTTCAGTCGTGCATATAAAAATTGTAGGGTTAGCATCCATTTGATTGCTAGCCACAGTAGCAGCGCCATCACCTCTGTACGCCATGCGAGGCACAGAGTTAGTGCCTGAAAGAGCGCCAGTAAAAGCCAACGTACTAGTTATTGTCACAGCAGCATTAAATGCAGCAGTCCCCGCAAACGTATTCGCACCTGCTAAAGTAGGTAAACTATTATTAATATAGTTTTCTACTTCAGTAAAGTTAGTATTCATCTCAGAAGCAACAATCGCATTGCCAGCTTGAAAATTGTCATTAGTTATAGCTAAAGTCATTAACGTACCTTCCTATTCTTGTAAGTAAACATAAGCCCATTAATTTCCCAACTACTTGATTGAGAAGGACCATTTATTTTTAGAGCGATAGCTTTAGCCATTCCCAAACTTTGCAAACGCACGATATCAGTAATCGTAGAAGCAGCTTCAGAAGCCCATACACCAGTACCACCCACAGGTTCACCATCTACATCTGAACCAGAAGCCCAAGTCGTAGTAGAACCTGAAGATTCCCAAGTTGAACTAGACTCACGACCAGCTAAATTCAAATAGATAGTCTTATCGCTTGAAGATTTATCATAATCTGAATAAACTTCAATAGGCATAGTTAAAGTTGAAGAAGCATCCAAAACTATTTGAGGCCTACCCCAACGTTTTTTAACTACAGGATTTTTACCAGACATCCAAGGAGTAGTGAAATACGCATTGATGCGGGTTGAGGCACTACCATTGTAGCTATCTGTTGATCTGGATTCCTCTAATTTAATTGCACGACCCTTATCAGCAGAAGTTGAAAACACAGATGTGCCAAGAAGCGTAGGCAGCCCAGCAGGAGGAGAATGCACATGTAAAGTAGTTGCATTTATATCGGTTAAAGTCCAAGCCTCAATAGAAGGATCAAATATAAAAGTATGACGAGCAGTAACTGAACCAGTCTCATAATACTTCAACATATCAACTGTCACGTACAAACGATTCTCGTACCATGCAAGTTGAGGTGCAGTAGTAAAGCTGATTCTCCCATTATCAATAGCAGGCCTTAATTTTTCAAATATGTTAATGAATTGTTCTCCATTGTACAGGTACACTCCTGCACGATCATGCCAGAAGAAGACACCATACGGTGTAGAAACAGGAGATGATAAAGCTATAGATCCCACATCACGAGTCAATGCTGTAACCTGAAAAGAATCAGATCCAAACCCATACATAGCATGAACACTATTGTTTTTAAAGATAAGTAAACGATCAGCTAAAGGAACCAAACCAGTAATAACATCTCCACGTTCACCTACGTCAATATCTACATAATCTGTAGCTGACCATTTCTCAGGATCATTAATATTAGACCAACGAAGCCTTGAATTGTGATAAGTTGAAGGTTCACGAGTTTTGCCCACCCAAGCAAGGTTATTCCAAAAAGTAACATACTGGGCTATAGGGAAATTACCAGCAGTTCCGTCAATATCTGTGCCTAAATCAGCACCACTAGAACCATCCCACTTAAACGAAACAAGATCACCTGACACGCCATAGAATACGTTATTCATAGTCATGCCATACATGCGAGAAGTAGATGTCCTAGCCGTAGGACCACTCAAAGTAGAAAAATTACCACCTGAACTGTACTTTATATTATTACTAGTATCTGCTGTATTCGCAATAATATGCGCTGTGCCTGAATCAGTAAAAAAAGATCCAAGTCCATTAATCTGATGAGCGCTAGCTTGCGTACTATTTAATGCAGCGACACCATTACGGAGCTTAACCCCGCCACGAGGATCTACATCAACATTCAATAAATCAGGGGATTCATTAGGAGAAACATTGAATTGATCAGTACGAAAATTTAATCCCCCTTGGAAACTCTCAAGAACTTGAGTTTGATACGCCTTTTTTGCCATAGCTACTCCCAGCTATAGCGCAAACGGTCACCCATATACGACTGTGAACGCCACCTAGAAGCTCTACTACTATTCATGATAAGAGGTTGAGGTGTAGGAACGTCAATATATCTTGCACGAAGGTTATCTAACTCCCTAGCGAACACACCATAATACTGTCCAGCCATCTCAGGGTCTTCTTGTTGCTCGTAAGCACGAGCAGCCCCATATGTAGCGAATAGAATATGGAAAGGCTCAGGGAAATCAGAAGGCTCTGTGGCATCAACACTACCTGCACCAAATGCTGCTGGCTTTTTATATCCCCTTACATAAATTGTTTGGACAGAAGACGGC